ACGGGATTTGCCCAACTCAGTTAACCTGCGGATGAAGCCCGGACAGATTCTGCCCTTTGGTATTGCGCCTGTCACGATGCCTCAGCCGCCTGTGGACTTTGACAAGGAGTTGCAGTTAACACAGTCAGTTGCGGAGAACCGTGTTACGGTTCCTGATTATGGAATCAATCAGGCAGGAGGTTCAAGTGACCGCCGGACGGCCACCGAGATCGAGTCCATAAATGCCCAAGCCCAGCAGAATATGGATTTAAGGTTGCGACTTTTCCGTCAGGCACTGGGGACGTTGTATCGTCAGGCATGGGAGCTTTTGGTTCAGTTTGATGGAGAAGATTTACAGTACCGATTCCTTGAGGACAGCCTGAATGTTGATCCGGTTGCGTTGCATGACGAGTACCAGATTGAGCCTCGCGGCGGCATGGACATGATTAGCAAGGCGATGTTGCTGAACAAGGCGGTGCAACGGAAGCAGTTGTTTATGAACAGCCCTTGGATTAATCAGGTTGAACTGGACAAGAGCATTCTGGAACTGGAAGACCCGTCATTGATACCGCGACTTATCCAAGACCCGAATGAGAAGGAAGGCAACGAGGTTTCTGATGAGAAGAAGATCATTCCTGCGCTGTTGATTGGCGAGATGATTCCGTTACAGGGTGGTCAGGATTATCGGGTAAGGATCGGGGTGCTGATGCAGTTCCTTGAGAAGTCCAGACAGAGCGGTATGCAGGTTAGCCCACAGGGGCAGCAAGCAATTAGCTCCAGACTGGGCGAACTCCTAAATGCCTACGAGGAACTGGACACGAACAGCGCGAGAGCGTTGCGGAAGGATGTCGAGGAGTATCTTGTGCAGCTTGGTTTCATGCCGAACAAGGAGGAACAGGGTCAGATGGAGGTTCAAGCAATGACCGGACAGGTTCCCGAACCGGAAGCTCAAGCCATTGAGGAGACTGAAGCGGTTGCAATGCAGGGAGACTACTGATGCCTGATGATGAGGAAAAGAGATTGAGGGCGTTAGCGAAGGAAGCAGACAAGGGCGACTCGTATTACGAGAAGCGGATGCAGAAGAAGGCGAAACAATCCAAGATGGCCCAGTTCCAAGCACCTCCCGCTGGGGAGGTGACATCGAAGTCAGTTTCAGAAGCACTAAAGCGGCGTAACTTTACTGAGGCCCCCTCCGTAGATATGGCCAAGGAGCGGGCCGAGGTTGATGCAGTTGCCGCACAAGCGGAAACACATCCTGTAAATAAAAGGAGAGAGCGAGAACGCTGGCAAGCGCTCACTACCAAGGAGAAGTGGCAAAAGGTAATGGATGAGTCAGTGCTTGCAAACGTAGGCGTTTTGGGGGATGAGCCGAGCGTCCTATATGACCACGATTATACCGCTAACCTTGGCTTGAGGTATTCCCCCGGCGGGCTTTATGAATACAGCCCTGATCCGATTAATCCGAACCCCAAGGGGGGTTGGCCGCCCCGTGAGGACTACATAAGGGATTTAAGCAAATTTCCTAAACAGAGGATAGTGCGGGATAAGATTCTAGAGCGGGAGCTAGTTACGGAAAAGGAGTACAAGGAAATGGGGGTGGAGTGGGATAAGGCAACTAAAGGGTTACCAGCTAGGGACGCAGAAGGTAACTCGTTGTGGGAGCTTGACAATACCCAGCAGCGCAATTTGACTCGAAGTAAGCTTTTCGGCAAAGATAATTACAAGGCTGAGTTAGAGAGAATAAACAACTTTATCCGTGCGAGACAGAAATGGGCTGAACTAAATATGCCCGAGCCGGGAAGTGAGGCTTATTACTCGCCTCCATCAAAGGAGCTATCGGGCAGGGATTACAATGAAGTAATGGAGAAGGCTGAACCAAGGCGTCCCGGAAGATGGAGGGTAAAACCAAAATGAGATTCTTTAAGTTTATTAAGATTGCTTGGCGTCTATCTAGTACACTCCCTTGGGTGGAAGACCCCGGTTGGGACACTTCAGACGCAAATGCGCTGAGACAATTCCTGTCAGGGACAGCGGGGACAAAGCTCAGGGCTGTGTTATTGAACATGGTTTTACGGCAAAACTCCCACGTAGTTATGCAGTGCGATAAAAAGAACTTGCAAATAGAGGCTGGATATGCCAATGGGATGAGAACGACAGTGCATACACTTGAGGCTCTGGCGAAGGATGTTGAGCCTATTGAAGAATTTACAACGGACGCATTTGATGTCGAGCGTACGTTGAGTTAAGACATCACAGCACGGTCTGCCCGATGAATGCGGGGGCAGGACGAGGACAGCATTCAAAAATAAAGGAGTGTTTGATGGCAGAGGAAACTGGCGATATAACCGCCGACCAACTGTTGGCCGCTGCACAGGAGTATGATGCTTCTGTTGAGGCGGGGGAACAACCGGAAGTAGAGATACTTCCAGAACCTGAACCGGAAACGGAGGAGACTCCACCGGGGTTACAACAAGAGGAAGTCGAGGAACCGCCTCCTCCAGATCAAGATGCTCAGAACAGTAGTTCATTGACAGAAGCGCAGCCTGAAGAGGTTGCCGACGAGAAGAAGCAGAGCAAGTATGCCAAGAATCAGGCTCGCTTGGGAAAGGCTTGGACTGGTGTAAACGAGGCCAAGGAACAGAACAAGCAGGATGCTGCTCTTTTGCAGAAGCAGGTGCAGGAGTTGGAAATCCAACGCCAGCAACTAGCTGCACAGAGCGGGTATCGGGATGATAAAGGGTTTACTGCCGAGGATTATGAGGATGCGGCTGTTAGGCTTGACAATGAGGGAGATACTGGGTTGGCAGAGGACGCCCGCGCTAAAGCTGGAGAGCTTAAAGAGGCGAGCGAACAAGCCAAGATCAACTCCTTCAAGGCCGAGCGCGATCAGGCTTGGGAAGTGAAGCGTCAAGAATTGATGACGAACAACCCGGACTTGAGAGACAACAACAAACCCATAACCCAGAAGGCGATGTCTCTGCTACAGCAATTTCCGTCACTGACTTCCGGCCCTGATGGGTTGGACTTGTCAGTACAGATGGCAAAGCTGTCCTTGGAGTCGGGCAACACTAAGGATGCTGCTTCCAAGTTTGATGAGTTACAGAAAAAATACAATAAACTGGAAAAGAAAACGTCGGTACAAGGCGGATTCACAGCGGAGAAATTGGATGGAGCAAGAAGTTTTGAGGATATGGACATGGAGTCACAGGAGAAATACCTTATTGACGCCGCCATGCACCTTGATAACGAGATGTAATCCGGTTTCATAGTTGTGGTCAGTCTGGATACTGATGGAAGGAATAATTAGTTATGGCAACAAATACCACTACTACATTATCTGGCCAGTATCAAAATTATTTCAGTAAGAAATTACTGACCTACGCTGTACAAGCACTGGTACTGGATCAGTTCGGCTCTAAGACTCCGCTTCCACCGAAGTCGGGTCATAAAGCCATCTCTATGTTTCGTTGGGATACTCCCAAGGCGACAGACATTAACACACTCACTGAAGGTGATACTTCGACTGTGGGGGAAAGGTCGATTTCGTTGACCAAGATCAGCAAGACGCTGATTCAACGAGGCCAGATCGTCAAGTTATCGGATGTTCTAAATGCAACGGATTTATTTAATTCGCTGCAACAGAGCGTCAAGATTAACGGACAGGATGCCGCAATCGACATGGATAACATCACGCGCAACATATTGGTTGGTTCCAATGTGGGCGATAACGTGAACTCAGGTGCGACTGCGATGGAAGGTACTTATTCTACCGACCCCGCGACCAACCTTGACAACGGCGACTCTCTTATTGAGATGTACGCTACTGGGACGAAGCAATCGGCCAGCGGAGGCGAATACTCGACCTTCGAGCAGACGACCAGCGGTAATACGCTTACTGCTGCGGCTGTTCTGAATGCTGTTACCCAGTTAAAGGTTAACCGCGCACAACCAACCAAGGGTGGAAACTACGCCTGTGTTGCAAGTCCTCAAGTCTTGAGTGACATCATGCAGGTAAGCACTTGGCTCAATGCGGCTCAATACAGCAATGTAGAAGAGTTGTACAAGGGCGAAGTGGGACGTTTGTACGGGGCAAAATTCGTGACTACCACGAATCCGTTCATTACGGCTGATGCACTTGGAACTGACGCTGACCGCTTCATCTATGATGCTGCGGCTGGTGGCGGAACTGGAAATGCTGCGGATGTTCATGTTTCCCTGTTCTTGGGAGACGGAGCGTTTGGAGTGCCGGAACTGAGTAGTCAGTCCCCGTTCAGTCCGAAAATCGTAATCACGGATTCAGCAGATAAGAGCGATCCTCTTAATCTTCTGATTACTGCTGGTTTCAAGGTTTTCTATACTGCGCTGAGGCAGAATACGAACTACTACGTTATCATGCGAAGCAAGACCGCTTCGGCTGCGTAGAGAAAATCAAGTTATGAAACCTAAAGGTGGATTAACCCTTATTATATCCGTGGGAGGGGGGAAACCCCCTCACCACGGTGATTCAGACAAACAAGACAAAGGTTGCGAAATGATTAGATTACCACTGGACGCATTAGTGTCCGAGCTTGAGGACGGGACAGAAGCAGCCCCGGAGGTTGGGGACGTTGTAGTTCTTGAAACGGTTGAAGGTGAAGTCGTCGGGATTAACGAGGACGGGACAGCGCACGTTGAACTTACAACCGCTGGCGGAATGCCTATTGAGTATGTTGAAGCGGAAGCTGAGATGGACGAGGCTGATGTTGAAGCGGGCGAGATGGCTGGCATGGAGGAGGAACTCATGGCAGCAGCAGCGGCACAGGACGAGGAGATGGGGCTGTAATGCCTCTCTACACGTTCGAGAACAACGAGGGCGACACCATCGAGCGACTTGTGCCAGTAGGGCGCGAGACTGTCACTGTTGACGGGGTGACGTACCTCAAGAGCAGCACTCCGCAGGGCTTTGCCATGACGGGTGTTGCGGTTGGTTTGCCTCCGCAGAAGGATCAGGTGAAGGCCGGATACCACAAGCTGGAATGTGACGAGGGGTCTAGGTTTTTGGAGAAATCAACTTTCTCCACCAAACAAATCAAAAAAGCATGGGGGTTTTAGATGGCTACATTAACGGGAAGATCAATTTCCGGTTCATATACTGAACTGCTAAAGACAACAAGCGCGAGTG